TGCTCGTATTTTAAGATATGGTGCTCCTGGAGGAGGAGAAGCTGCTGAAACCGATGAAGGTGGAGGTGATGAAGGAGCAGAAGAAGTTGATGTTGATATAGATACTGGAGAAGAATAAAATTATGGATGTTTTAGATAAATTTTTAAATAGTATATCATATAAATTCCCAAAGGGATACCCTGACATTAAAAATGAACAGGATATTTTACTGTTAGAAAAAGAATTAAATAATCTTAATATAAAACTAAACCTTAAAGAAGCTAGTTTAGCTGGAAGAACTACTAATTTTTCTCAACCTACAGGAGCTTTCTACAAATATGTAGAACAAAATCCTGAATCTTCAGAAATTGATTATGAAACAGAAAAAGAGGCTATATTATTTGATAAAGAAACTTTAAAACAAGTAAAAAAAATTCCAAAAGGAGAAAAATTTAAAATTTTAGATAAAAAAGAATCTGATTTATCAAAAAAAGGTCCTTCTTATGTAACTAATATTAGTTATGAAGGAGAAGAATTTTTAATAAGATTATCTGATATTTTAAAACCTTCAGGAAAACAAGTAGATTTTGTAAAGGTAAACCTTGCAGATAAAACTAAAGAAGGAGTATTTGTTCCTTTTAAAGCAGGTCATGGTCAAGAAGAACAAATTGTTCAATTATTTGTTAATACTTCAAATCCTGATTATAGTTTTAATCATAATGGAAAAGAATATACTATAGAAAGAGTAGGTGCTCCTGCATATAAAGGTAAAGGAAATCCAAAAACTGATGTATTTGTAAAATTAAATAAAGGTATATCCCCTTTTGGAGAAGATTTAAAAATTAGTTTAAAAGCTGCAAATGCTACTTTTGTAGAAAATTGGATGTTACCTACTAGATTTGAACAAATTATTGGAAAAGAAGAAGGTAAAAAAATAGTTTTAGAATTTATAAACAAAATCCAAAAAGGTGAAATTGGAGTTAGAAGTGATTATATGTACTGGTTTATAAAATCAAAACCCTATAATTCAATAGAATTAACAAAAGAACAAGAATACGAAGCATATTCAGGTGCTGATAAATTTGGTAAAGATTCTGAAGCAACTGCTAATTGTTATTTTAAAGGAGAAGTTCCTGATACTATAGATGAATTAATAAATGACTTAAGACCAATTGAAGAATTAGATGCTGATATAGGCCTTCATATACGAGGATATGCTAAAGGAGGAAATGCAGCATGTTTTATGAAAGAAGATGGAATTTGGACTATAAATAAAACATGGATTGATTTATTAGGTATAGAAGAAACAATTGATAAAAATGGTAACATTAAATATACTTAATTATGGGATGTAATTGTGGATGTAATACTTGCGAAACTAAGGCGTTAACACTTAACGAAAGTGTAGCTCCTATAGAATTATTGTCTGAAAGTTTAAGATACCATATAGACAATAACAGACCGCTAACTGAACACTTGTATAGAGCAGGTTCGAAAAAATATTTTGAATTGTTTTCTGAAGCTAGAGATTTATACTCTAGAAATATTATTAATTTAAGTGGAGATGATTTAGAAATAATTAGTGAAACTGACTTAGGTCATTTTGGTGTTTTAGAAAATGGTAGAAAAGTTCCATTAGATTATCCTATGCTTTGTGAAGGTGAAAGAATGAAATTAAAGGATATAACTTGGGAAAAAGTAAAAGAATTATTTCCTGATAGATATAAAAAACCAAAAGATAAAGAACGTGATCCATCTGATGAGTATTACTCATATTATGATAGCATAAACTTCCCAAACCCAGATGATAGTTTGACTACTGTTGAACATAGAAATATGCTTGATTATTGGAAAGAAACAACATTGAAAAAATATGGTAATGTAGATGTTGAATTTAATCCTAATGAAGTTTGGTTTAACAAAGTAAAAATCATTGATGATGAGTTTTCAAAAGATAAAGAACAATTTAGTAAAGGGAAACAAGCATTTCTTGATAGAGAAAGAGAACTAGGCAGAACTTCTGGACTAGATGAAGTTGCTAGTAAAATTTTAGATGAAGTTAAAAAAAGATATTACATTAACGAAGCTGTAGAATTTGAAAATCGATCTTATGATTATCAACTTGATGCAGTAGCTCAAGAAGAATTTGGGATGGATTATAACCAATTAGGTTCAAATGAACAAGAATGGGTACGTGATGAGATAGATAATAGATTATACGAAGCTAAAAAGAAAAAGAAAAAGGATCCACCAATTGGAAAACCAATGCGTTCTTCTTCAGGTGGTAAAGCATACAAAGTTTATGTTAGAGATCCTAAAACTAAAAATATTAAAACTGTTAGATTTGGATCTGGTGGTTTAAAAGCAAAGATAAATAATTCTAAAGCTAGAGCAGCATTCTCAAAAAGACATGACTGCCCAAATAAAAAAGATAGAACAAAGGCATCTTATTGGTCTTGTAGACTACCTAGGTATGCTAAATTATTAGGTTTAAAATCGTCCTTTAGTGGATTTTGGTAAAATGGAAAGAGTTAAAAAAATCATAGAAGAAATCATTGCTGAAAAGAAAAAGAAACGAGACAGATGTTTGCGTATTGCTGACCGTAAATTTAAAAAACCTTCAGCATATAAATCTGGCGCTGTAGTTAGATGTAGAAAAGGAAACATTTGGAAAGGTTTAAAAGAAGCAATTGAAGAAATTATACAACAAGATGAGTCTTTAAACAAATGGTTTAAAAGACAAGGTGCTCCTGGTAAAGGAGGTGGATGGGTTGATTGTAATGCTCCAATAAGAAAAGATGGAAAAGTTACAGGATATAAATCTTGTGGTAGAAAAAAAGGAGAAAAAAGAGCAAAATATCCTTCTTGTAGACCAACTCCTGCAGGATGTAAAGATAAAGGTAAAGGTAAATCATGGGGGAAAACGAAGTAAAACCTTATAAAGATTTAGAAATTACAGATTCATATATTGTTCGTGAGTTTAGTAAAAATATAGACCCAATAGAACTTTTATGGCATCGAGATGATGAAGATAGAACAGTAGAAATACTTGGAGAAACAAATTGGAAATTACAACTTGATAATGAATTACCAACTTCAATAAATAAACCAATATTTATACCTAGACATAAATGGCATCGTGTTATTAAAGGTGATGGAAATTTAAAATTAATAATTTATAAAAATGGAATGTAACTGTAAAACATGCAACTGTAGAACTAGCTGTGCTTGTTCTTGTTGTGATTGTTAAAAACATATAGACTGATTCATAGCCAGTCGACTTATTAAAAAATTTTAGGAGCTGTGGCCCAACTTTTGGTTGGGTCATTTTTTTTTCGTATATTAAACTTAAACTAAATTAACAAATGGATAAAATAGTAATTGTAGGAGCAGGTGTAGCAGGTGTTAATGCTGCAACAAAATTAGTAGATAACGGATATCCTGGTGATAAAATCACTATAATTGATATGGGTAAATCACCATATGAACGTAAACCTGAAGAAGTAATGACAGGTTTTTTAGGAGCAGGTGGTTGGTCTGATGGCAAATTAACTTATCATACTTCAATTGGAGGCCATTTATCAAAATATTGTGGTGAAGAAAAAGCAATGGAATTAATGGATCAAGTAATTAATAATTTTAAAAGATTCCATCCTAAACCTGAAGAAGTACAATGCTCTAATCCTGAAGCAGAACCTGAATTTATTAAACCCTATTTTGGTTTAAGATTATTTCCTGTTTGGCATGTTGGTACAGATTATTTACATGAAATAGGTAAAAATTGGTATGATTATTTAGTTAATAAAGGTGTTAACTTTATATGGGAAACTAAAGTTGATAACATTGATTTTAGAAATGAATGGATCTATTCAGATGGAGAAAAAATGCAATATGATAAACTTATCTTTGGTGTAGGTAAATCAGGAATTGATTTTGGTAAACAATTAGCAGAACAATATAATTTAGCAACTGAACCTAAACCAGTCCAAATAGGTGTTAGATTTGAAGCTCCACAAAAACACTTTCAAAAATTAATTGATGTTTCATATGATTTTAAATTATATAGAAAATTTGATGATGAGGGTGTTTCATTAAGATCATTTTGTACAAACAATAATGCTGCTTATGTTGCTGTAGAACAAACTTATGGTGATGTAAGTTATAATGGTCATGCTAAAAAAGATGAAGCATATAGAAATGATATGACTAATTTTGGTATTTTAATGGAAATTAGAGGTATTAAAGAGCCATTTACTTGGAGTAGAGAATTAGTTAAAGAAGTTAATAATATTTGGTTTGATAGCTCTAAAGGTATAGGAAGATTTGCTCGCAAAGCCCACTCAGGTTTATATTATTCTCCTTCAAGAAAAAGAGGAATGACAAGTGAAGGTGAATTAGTAGATGCTATGCCTATTAATTCTTTAGATACTGTTAAAAAAGCATTTAAAGGTTATTATGATTATATAGATAACTTTATTGAGGATATGAAAAAAGTATTTCCAACACTTAAAGATGATTGGGGTATATATGTTCCTGAAGTAAAATATTTGTCACCTGAACCATTAGTAAATTACAATGACTTATCATTAAATGATTATTCTAATGTTTATTTTGTAGGTGATGCTTTAAGTGCAAGAGGTATTACAGTATCAGGAGCTCAAGGAACTTATGTTGCTGAAAGTTTAATAAAAAAAT